TCCGGGCATTGGGTTACTTCCTCAGAGTTTCAGGAACGACTTCAAACGTGAAAACCACGACAGTGCCGAGGTTCGGGTTCTGAGCGGGAGCCTCGTCATACCTGCTGTCCGTAAGGCGCGCAAGCAGAGGACGGCTCGAGACGACACCCTTTGCTTCGGGAACCTTGATGCCGGTATCAGCGACCTGCTCCTCGAACGTCTCGCAGCTGACCCGAACGCCCGATCGGAAGCGAACCGTGACGGCGAAGACCCACGAGGCGATCTCGCCGATGTTGTAGGCGCGTCGGTAGTTGGCGGCCTCGCGGAACTCCTTCGACACTTCGACGATGTCGACCGCCAGTGGTTGTTCCTTCTGGCTGACGAAGACAGACATCTGACCCGTCTTGACGTTCACATCAGCCTTGTAGAACGGACCGGCTTGGCAGACGGCGAGTAGTGCGTTGTAGATGCGCTGCTTCATGATTTCGCCCTGTGAGGAGCTTTCTTGCGAGATGGCAGAGAGTCTAGCGGTCCCTGTCGATGTTCCAGTGGATTGGCCTGACAGAACCACAGTGCCCGGGGCGAAGAGGTCTGCCCTGGCCGCGGAGGTCCCGTTCGACGTGCCGCGCATGGCCACCGCGGCGGCGAGCCCGCCCGAGGCGCTCGAGACCCCAGAGCTCGTGCCGGTCAGCTGGTTCGGGTTGATCTTGACCAAGCCGGCCTGACCGATCGCGCCGCCTTGCGAGAGCGCAGAGAGTGCCTGGCGAACGCGAAGCCCGGCCTGTGCCGCAGACACGCCGGCGGAGGCGACCTGGATCGCCACCCGAGACAGCAGCAAAGCACTGCCTCCGGTGATGCTGTTCGAGACGGCCGAGAGTTGCACGTCCGAAGCCGACCAGTTGGCCGGCGTGGTCACGTTTCGGAAGGGACCTCGAGATGGCAGCACCGCACCGGACGGCAACCAAATCTGAGGGCCGTCGTAGACGCGACCATCGTTCAGGCGAGCCGGCAGCGGTTGGTAGGAGAACGGGGCGAACTCCGGGTCGGTGACATACCAACTGCCCGTGCTGGTCGTGTTGGGGCGAAGCGGGATGCCGTCGATGTAGATGTTGTAGGGGAACTCGTTGATGTCGAAATAGGTAGCTGCATTAGCAACAGTCAAACGAACCCCAGCGAAGAATACGTTCTCAAACCAGATGTCGTGAGGGGTGTTGATCCTGTCCTTGCCTTGGATCTTGCTGCGGAACGTAGGAACGGTCTCGAAGGAGATGTCGCGAAACCAGAACTTCCTGATCTGACCGAGACCTTGGCCCGAGGCGAGCCCGAACTCTACTGGGTAGATTTTGTTCCTGAGATCGATCGCTATACCGTTGATCTGGCTGCCTACGAATCTAACGCCGTTGAACTCAACGTCACTAACGACGTGGAAGGTTTCGTCTTCGTCGAAACCGCCACCAATGCTGCCGCCGTCGCACCAAGCGGCTATGATGCTGCCTGCGTTCTCGACCGCGTAGTTCAGGCACACGATCGTCGTGCGCGTCCCGGTGTGCGTGCTGCGGCTGTCGATCGCCGGCCAGTAGGCCACGATGAACGCTGCGCTCGCAATGCTGCCCACGATGCAGTCGGTGGCGCTGTGGCTCTCCAAATACTCGCCGAAGTCGAACACGTCGTCGTGTACGAACGCCGCGCACTTCGTCACGCTGGCGGTGAGCTCGGGGAACTTCGAGCCAGGGAAGAATGCGTTCGCGTTGCCCCACCACGGACCAATGATAGAGACGCGGTCGTAGATGTTCGGTCCGTAGTTCGTCGCGTAGAACGGCGGATCGACGAGCGTCACACCCTCGACTCGAGAGTCTGAGAGGCTGGCGAAGGCTCCGCGAACCAGCGCATACGTAATCGCGTTATCGTAGGGTTGCGTGCGGATCCAGGCTCGCTGAAACGCCCCCCACTCGCCGGAGAGGACGCCGTGTCCATACCAGCGAGCCCCGCCGGCGCCCGGCACGAAGAGGAAAGAGCCCACGACCCAAGCCTCGCCGTGGAAGAACACCGACGCCCCTGGGTCGACCTCGAAGCTCTGCCCGATCGTGTGAACGCCTGGGCCGAACAGCAACGTCCTGCCGGCCACGGCCCGAGTCTGGGTTCCGTCCCAGGTGTCGACGGTCGGCCCGCTAGGTGTTGCCACCAAGGGCCTGCTGCTGATGATCAGCGGCTGACCGCGGTTGTTGTTGATCTCCACCCAAGCGATCGTGTCGACAGGCAGGGTGAATCGGCACGCACCTCCCACGATGGTGTGAGCGATGATCGGTCCGGACGGGTCGTTCGTGTAGACCTTCGCTGCGGTCACCGGCCCCGAGGTCCTGGAGACCGTGATCAGGGCGCTTTCGTCAGCGGCGTAGGTGCAGAACGACTGCTCGATCTGTGTGGCGGCCGCCCAGTAGGGCGTGTTGAAGTGCGTGTCGGTAGTCCGCGACCACAGGGGCAGTGAGTTGCCATTCACCGTGGCCGTATACATCGTGCTCGCCTTCGAGCCGACAGCGTAGGTGATGATGGTCATGACTGGTATGTCGGGCCAGTGACGAAGTGGTTGTTACGCCACCAGTTCGCGGAAGTGCTCGGTGATCCAGAGACGTCCCAGAAGGCGTTCTCCTCGAAGGTGCAACCAACGGCCCCTGACGAGAGGAAGAAGATGCCCTTGAAAGCGTTGTGCAGGAAAACGCAATCCACGACCGAGCCGTTCATCGGATTCTGCCCACCTCCGCCCTCACCGCAGTTGACCAAGGCACAGCGTGTCAAGGCGTTGCCGGAGGAGAAGAAACCTTGCGAGTTCCTTACGTTGGTGGTGACAACAGAAGAGAACAAGCTGTCGACAGTCGCGTAGTTGTATTGCAGGATGTCGGTGTGGATGATGTCATACCACCTAGCACCTGCTGCTGTGACTGTGTCGATCGATACTCCGGAGCCGAGGATCTCCTCCACTGCCGACGGGTTGCTGAAGATCACGAAGGCGTTGCCGTTCAGGCCGTAGCCACTCGTGATCACCGGGAAGTTGCCGTTGTTTCCGGCATTGGCGCAGCCGCGGAAGCGGTAGCGCCACTGGGCGGTGTAGTTCTCCATCTCGACCAGCTGGTCGGCGATAGAAAGCGTATCACCGGCGATGGGCACGTCGTCGGCTCCGCGCATCGTGAGCGTCGCGGTCTGCTCGACACGCATCTGCCCTGCGCTTGGGACGGTGATGCGAAGACCCGTGCCGGCGACGTTCAGCAGGCCGTGGATGTCCGAGTTGACATAGCACTGATCCCGCACCCAGATGTTCGTCCCGGACGCCCCTGGCTGGCGCTGGTTCGTCTGCATGGCGATGCCCATGTAGGGACCGATGACGACATCCTGCAGCAGGGTGAACTCGTAGTCGATGGCCCTACCGAGGCCCTGACCACAGGTGTAGTAGGACTTGCCAACCCCACCGACGGCGCCGCTGAAGTCGATCGGGCTACCGTTGTGGTTGCGGTAGACGACCGACCACGGTCGGGCTGGATTGAAGACGATCGGCCGGACGGTGAAGGCATCCACCCAGACGTGCATCTGCACCGAAGTGCTGGGCCACTCGCCCATGTAGTATTCCGGCCCGGCCGCAGTCTCGTCGCCGAGCGCCAGGAACTCCCAGCCGACCCAACGCAGGCGCAAGACGCCCTGGTTGGACACGCCGACCGAGGGAAAGAAGTTGCCCGAGCCGGCTCGCTGGAACGTCGTCCCAGGCGTGGCGGTGATGGTCAACCACTGGTCGATCGAGTGCCAGGCGAGCGCCGAGTAGGTGCCAAGGCCGACGAACGCACCAGAGCAGACCAGCTCCCCACCGCCGGCGTTGCGGGCCGCGAAGTCGGACGGCGCCCCGGCGGGGTTGTTCACGACCTTGCCGACCCCGTTCATGATCGTGCGAACGGGCAGCTCTTCGGTTCCGGGGTTGGAGTCGTTCCCGGTAGATGCGTTGACGTATATCTTCTTGCTCGAGTATCGACTGTTCGAGATGGTGTCGTTCCACCACCACACTTCTGGCAGTGTAGTTTCGGTTCCTTTCTGGGAGATCACCTTGGCACCGATGGTGATCTTGCCCGACGGCAAGGCGGTCGGGTCGAGCGTGACGCCGTAGCCCCATACGCCGGCCAAGGAGCCCGCCGAAGCGCCGGGGATCGGTGACGGCCCGGCGGAGTAGTTCGGGAACCGGAGCGAGCGCGCGGCTTGGTTCGAGACACGCAGGACGTTGCCGGTCGAGCTGCGGACCTCGAACCGGACGTAGTGGACGTCGCCCTCTCCGCCCAGGATGGCCGGCTTGGTCTCGGTGACGGCCTCGAGATCGACGGACACGACGCGGGCCGGGTCGGTGACACGGAACCCGGGCATGAACCGCCACTTTGCGATGGCGGCGGGCACGATCAGTCCTCGGTCACCACGATAGTGCCGGCGGCGAAGGCGGCCGCGTCGCCGGCCTGGATCGTGCGCGGGGTCAGGACCTGCAGGTTGCGCAGGTAGTTGCCGCCGGTCGGGGCGTCGAACAGGCCCGCGGCGATCACCGTGCCGTAGCCGCTCGGGGTGGCGGCCGGGAAGGCGATCGCGTTGGTGTTCGAGCAGCTGCCGCCGCTGGGAGCGCCGAACGTCACCACCTGGCGGACGTAGCCGTTGCCCACCGGCTCGGTGCCCGGCGCACTGTCGCTGGCGGTCGACAGGAACAAGCCGACGTAGAGCGTTGCCGGCGGCGTGTAGGGGATGTTGCGCAGCGAGTGGTTGAGCAGCGCGTTCTCGAGGAAGTCGGACTTCGACATGGTGCGTTCAGAGGGTCAGGGACTGGATCGACTCGCCTGGCGAGGACGTGGTGTCCGGAGCCACCACCGTAACCGAGACAGCCCCGCCGGCGGTGAGCTGCATCGCGATGAGCTGGGCCAAGGCACCCTGGATCTCCGCCTCAAGACGCTTCAGCTCGTCGCGCAGCGCGAGGTTGCTGTTGTAGCGGAAGCCGGCTTCCTCCTGCCAGCTCTTCTCCGCGATCGAGCCGTCCATGAACATGGTCGGGATCGTGCGCAGGAGCTCGGCGCGGACCACCTTGATCTCCGTCGCCGCGGCGAGCACGCGCAGGAACTCCGTGTCGCTGGTCGGCGCCTTCGGGTAGGCGATCGCCTGCAGGGACGCGATCCTCACGGGGCCTAGCGTGCGGTAGAAGAGCACCGAGGCCGACTGGATCGCCGCGTCGATCATCGACAGCGCGTCCGAGTCGTCGCTGATCTTCGACATGCGCAGGGCCTTGCGCAGCTCGAGCTTCGTCGGCACGAACATCGGCTCGACCGCGGCGACCGGATCGATCGGCTGGAAGCGGTAGGCGTCGATGATCATCTGACCGAGCGCGGCGTTGCCTGGGCCGGTAGGGTGGATGCGATCGGACGTCAGCTCGTCGATGTCGGTCAGGTCGATGAATCGGGCATCGGACAGCGAGCCGGCCTCGAGCGCCTGCAGGCCGGAGCGGATCGCGTCGAGGTCGGGACCCTGCGCCGGCACCAACGAGCTCGGCATCAGGATCACGAACTTCACGTTCGAGGTCGAGACGTTGTCCTGCAGGCACACCCTGCGGATGCTCTGCACGAGGTCGAGCACGGCTGCGGGGACGGCCTCGGGCGTGCAGTAGGGCAGCAGGTCGTTCGTGCCGACGCTGATCACCACGAGGTCGAGGATGGGCTTCTTGCTGGTCTGCCGGAGCCAGTCGACCGCCGAGCGGAACCACCCTCGCACGGTCATGTCGAAGGCCTGTCCGCGGGCTCCGGGCGACCAGGTCGTCAGCAACCGATCGAGCGTCGGCGCCAGCTCGATGGCGAACGCCTGCTGGTTCGCGGCGCCGAACGAGTTGGCGAGCGAACCCTTCACCATGTAGCCGGTGCCGTAGACGGTGCGGAAGTGGTCGGCGACGTAAACTTCCGGGCCGTGAACCTGGAACGAGAACGGGGGCTGGCCGTTCTCGGCGTTGGGTGCGCTGTTGCTGTTGTTCACCCCAGGCTGCAGCGTCGCGAACGTGCCGGCGTAGGGGGACCAGATCAGAGCTCCTGTCAGGGCACCTTGGAGGTGCGCCGGCAGGGAGGCGTTCGGGGCGATGCCGTCCACGATCGAGTCGCCGACGAGGAGGGAGATGTGCGCCTCCGGCGAGGTGGCGTCGGTGACGCTCGCCGGCGCGAGCAGCCCTTTGGCGCAACGCTTCGCCAGCTCGAGCATCGAGGTCGCCGAGAAGGTTGCTCCGTCGGTGGACGTGAGCTGGTGGCACCTGGCAACCGCCACGCGGTCGGGCTCGCACGCCAGCTGCTGGATCTGCACGCGGCCCTGCACGACGCGCATGCGGAAGTTCCACGCGAGCGGCGTGTAGGCGTAGTGCGGCTCGATGAGCACGACCGGGGCCTTCTGCCCGTCGCCGCGGATGCTGCCCTGCGCGATCGGAAGCTGGGAACCGCGGATGCGGTCGACGAGCGAGCGCATCAGCTCGCCGTAGGCCCGCCAGCTGCTGGTGAGCGGGTCGAGCTGCTGGATCGAGATCACCACGCCGGCGAGCTGGAGCGTGTCACCCACTCCGGCCGTGACCGAAGCCGCGGCGGTGATCCGAGCGAAGACCAGATCCAGCAAGCACGTCAGGCTGTCGCCTTCCGTCCACGTCGGCGTCGACCTCGTATCGGTAGACAGCTGAGACGGAGTGGCATACTTCAGGAAGTGAACTGGAGTGCCTTCTTCGTAGATGCTGTCGAGCTCGCGACGCAGCAGCGACTCCACGCCCCAGAAGGTCGTGCCGGAGCCGTTCGGGTCGGTGTTGACGCCGGGTTCCAGCTCCTTCCAGGCCAGGTTGCCGTGATCCCAGATGAGCGCGTCTTCCTGGGGCTTGTCCAGGTCGGGGTTGATGGCCGTCAGTTCGCTGACGGGGCGCTTGCCGCGTGCGGTCTCGTCACCAAGGACGAGGATGAGAGGTCTGACGGCCATCTTGAATCACCAGAAGAAGGTGATGCGCGTAGCGGTGGTACCGGCCTGGACTTCGACGATCGACATGTTCTCGACGAGGCCTTGGCCTGCCATGATGCGGATCGTCGTGAAGGTCGAGTCACCGAGCAGTTTGACCGCGAGGTCTTCGCCTTCGGTGCCGCCCATGAAAGCTCGAGCCGGCACTGCGAACACCTGACCCGCGGTGAAGTCGAGGTAGCTCTGGCTGTGCGTGTAGCGGCCTGGGCTGTCGGCCTGCAGCGCCTTCAGGGCCGTGACGTTTGCCGGTGCGGCCATGGCTCAGAGGTCCTGAGCCATGAACGCGACCGCTTCGTCCAGCGCCGTGAACGTCGCCACCGGCGCGAGGCCGTGCTTGGTGATGTGGTCCTGGATCATCATGTTCAGGACGTCCACCGGCTTCGTCGCCGTCTCGGCGGGGTTGAACTTCCAGAGGCCCGGCTTCTCGGTCTTCGGCGCGACCTTGGCGATGTGGGCGGAGGTGTCCACGGCCTTGATGCGCTTCCGCTCGAGGAGCTTGGCCAGCTCGCCCGACTTCTCGAGCTGCGAGACGAGCGCCTCGGGCAGCTTCTGGTTCGGCGGGATCGCCTCGCCGAGCTTGCCGCCGGCGAGGAGGGTGCAGTTGCTGAAGTAGTGCATGGGGATCAGAGGACGTCCATCACGACGACGGCGTTCGGACGACGGATGAAGGGCAGCGGGCGCGACTGCACCAGCTGGGTGTAGACCGACGGATCCTGGGTCTTCCAGGCCTTCGCGAACCGCTTGCCGACGAACGAGCCGGTCTCGAAGGCGTCGTGGTCCGGGATGCACCCGTAGTAGATCGTCGAGTCGTTCAAGGCGCCCTGCGCCATGAAGATCGCGAGACCTGCCGCCGTGGTGCCGCCGCCGAGGAACAGGCGCGTGGTGCCGGTCTCGTCGACATACTCGCGGGTGTATTCCCAGACCGGGATGCCCATGTAGGTGCCGTGGTAGATGGCACCGGCTTCGGTGAACTGGCTCTGCAGGGCCAGCGTGCCAGCGTCCACGTTCCGGCGATCCAGGTCGGCCTTGACCGCCGAGAGGTTCAGGAAGGCATTCGCCGCGGCCGAGTCCATGAGGCAGACGGTCGGAGGAGCGTTGACGTGCTTGGCCAGCAGACGCTTCACGTTGAGGAAGTCGTTCTGGGCGTTCGGCGCCGAGTCGTTCCAACGAGCGGTCGTCGTCAGCGTGATGTCGACGTCCGTCGCACGAGGGATCTCGATGCGCCAGTTGGCGTTCTTCGGGTCGGTCTCGTAGGAGAGGACCATCTTGCCGTCGGTGGTGCCGCTGATCAGCTGGCCGACCATCCACTCGATGCGGTTGTCGATCAGCTCGCTCATGAACAGCGAGTCATCGGCGATCGCCTGCGCACGCGCAGCCGACACCGGGCCGCCGCCCGAGATGAACATGCCGGTCGCCGGCTGACGCCGCAGGAACGCCTGGTAGGCGTCCATCGGCCGCTTGATGCGGATGTTCGGCGTGCTGACGTTCGCGAACACGGTCGATCGGCTGCCGACCGGGATGGCTTCGGCGTTGACCTCGACGAACGGCGCCAGGAAACGCTCGCCCTCGCGGTAGCTCAGCTCGACGCTCTCGGTCGGCAGGATCGTCTCGCGGCCGCCGAAGACCAGCTGGGTGAGGAACGACGCCTTCGGCTTGACGTTGTTGAGGAAGCTGGTCTGGAAGGCCCAGCCCAGCTGCGTGTTGGTGATGACAGGAGTCGGCATTGGAAGTCAGATGGTCCGGGGTTGTGGGATCAGGCCAGACCAGTCGTGGTCGTGCCGAGCTTGTCGAGGTTCTCGATGCGGATGCCGCGCTCGCGGTTCGTCGGCTTGCGGCAGACGTCGCGGAGCTGCGCCGCGGTGGCAGCGCCGAAGGCGCCAGAGACGCGCAGTGCCTCGAGCACGGCGAAGTCCACCGAACCGCGGATCATGATCGTGCCGAGCACTTCGGTGTTGACGGCCGGGAGCACCACCGCTTCGGGCCAGACGATACCGAAGATGTCGTTGGTGGCGCCGAGAGCGGCCGTCGCGTCGATCACGGAGTAGTTGCCGTTGGCGACCTGGACGTAGACCGGCGTGCCCGGCCGGAGCGTGACCGAGCCGGCGGTGCCGACACCGGCGAAGGCGACCTTGTCGACCGCGCCCGGGCCTTCGGCCGGCTGGATCGCCGGGAGGCCGGCGCGGGTGTTCTCGCTGTAGAGATTGTTCGTGGCGAGGGGCATTGGAGTTCCTCAGTGTGCGGGGTTGTGGGGATCGCTCAAGATCAGGCCTTGGCCTTCTCGAGCGACTTGGCGAACAGCACGCCGGCCTGGACGGCCAGCGCGTCGTTCTTGTCCAGCGGCAGGCCGCCGAGCTCCTTCGGCAGCTGGCCCTTCTCGACCGCCTCGACCGCCGTGCCTTCCGGCCCGGCCTTCGCGCGCTGCTCCTCGGCGTCCTCTTCGGCCCAGGCCTTCTTCATCTCCGCCAGGCCCTCGCGGTAGCCGACCGGGTCGCCGACGGCGATCGTCGAGTTGAACAGCGCCTGCTGCTCGTTCTGGCGCAGCCACTTCTTCAGCAGGCGCTCGTTGTTGAGGACGTGCGGCGGCGGGACGGCCGGCTTCGGCGCGTCCTTGTTCTCCTGCTTCGGGGCGATGCCCTTCAGCAGCTCGGCGACGCCGGCGAGGACGGTCTGGTTGGACTTGAGGAGGACGGCTTCCAGTTCCTGGGGAGTCATGTCGGTGCTCTTCGTGACGGGTTCGGCGTTGGAGGTGCGGGCGGTCAGTTGGTTCAGCGCCTCAGCCAACCGGCTGACGACGTCGGAGCTCTTCTCCGATTCGACGACCGCCGTCCCGCCCATCGAGACGCCGGCCCAATCGCCCGAGCGATACTTCTTGCGCAGCTCGGGATCTTCGATCTTGATGATGGTCGCCCACGCGCCTGCGAGGTCGACCGGATTGCCCTTCGTGTCCTTCCAGTTGTGGAAGCGTTCGTCGCTCTTCTGCACGAGGAAGGTCTCGGCCACGCGCGCCTTCTCCTTGGGGAGCGGCTTGCCGTCGTGGTTGATGTCGACCGAGGCGCCGTTGGCGATGAAGTCGTGCGCCATCTGCTTCACGACGTCGGCGTCGGCGATGTCGCCCTGGGCGTCGCGCATGTTCGGCGCGTAGACCACGGCGGTCAGCTCGCCCCGGTCGTCGAAGTTCGCCGAGCTCTTCACCAGCGTGCCGAACGCCACCGAGCCGTCGCTCTTGTAGACGGGCTCGATCTGGTTCGCGCCCGCTGGCACGAGGCTGATGAACTTGATGTGTGCCTTCTTGATCCGGCGCATGGTCGGGAGTCTGCTATGATCCACCGCAAAGCGTCAAGCCCCTGTGCTGATGCCGGTATCAAACACATGTTTCTCCTCTTCACCGTCAAAGGTCTTCGGCTCCGCATCGCTGCTGCCAACATCACCAGCTACAAAGAATCCGGCGGTGAGCTCGAAGGCAACACCGCTGTCACCTGGGAGGAGGGCGAGAAGGCATCGATCGCTTTCGTGGATCAGACCGTCGAGGACATCGACGCGATGTTCGAGAAGCTGTTCACAGCATGAACGAATACTGCTGTGGAATGCGTAAAAAGTTCATCGTGGCTGTTGTCGCGACGAACCCTCAAGTCCCTGAGCCGGTCGAGGTTGTCGATTTCATTATCGACTTCGAGAAGAACCGGCTCGCTATCAAGTTCTGCCCTTGGTGCGGCTCGAAGCTGAACATCGGAGGCGGAGACCCTTTCGTCACGACGACACCACAATGAACGAAATCAAAGCCGAAGGTCTCGCTGTTCCCAAGGACACCGAGATGACCACCCTCAGCATCACGGCCCCGGTCGAGCACTTGTTCAGCTCGGACATCCGGGTCAGCGACCTCCGCAAGGCGCTGAGCGAGAGGCCGAAGACGACGAGCGAGCAGGTCGCCAGCAACCAGGGCCGAATCAAGGGCCGCGTGCCGCACCCGTTCGACTACTCCGCGGCGCAGAAGCTGCTTGAGGCGTGCCACATCCACGAGGTGTGCATCATGACGAAGCGCGATGCGATCGTCGGCCTCGGCTTCGAGACCGAGGAGGAAGCGAACGCGCGAGCGAAGAAGAAGGAGCTGGAGCAGGCCGCGCACGCGGCAGCCATCGCCGGCGACCCGAACAAGAAGCCGCCTCCGGCCGGAGGCGACGCGCCGGTGAAGAAGGAGCTGCCTTTGCCGAAGCCGGCACCAAGCGACGCGCCGCCGAAGGGCGACCCCGCAGCGGAAGATCCCATGGCCGCGCCGAAGCCGAGGTCGGTGGTCGAGGAGAAGCTCGATCCGCTCTGCGAGGACGGCTTCCACAGCATGATGAATCAGATCGCCGAGGACTACGTCACCCACGGCATCGGTTACATGGAAGTTGTCCGCGGCATGTCCGGGTCGATCCTCGGCCTGTGGCACATGCCGACGTGGAAGGTGTTCAAGTTCAACGAGGACGAAAAGCCGTTCTTCCACTACGAGGTCGACGACCTTGTCGAGGGCGGCCTGTCGAAGCTGATCTACGCCAAGTGGAACGAGGTCGACCGCGTGACGGCGCTGCTGCAGAACCCCCAGCAGAAGATCACCGAGCTCATCCGGTTCGTCATGCCCTCGGCTCGTCAGGTCGACTACAGCATGCCCGACTACTTCGGCTGCGTGCCGTGGCTCGAGCTCGCGCAGAAGGTCATGCAATACGACTTCGACTACTTCAACAACCGAGCGGTGCCGGACCTGCTGGTCATGCTCACCGGCCGCAAGGTCGCCCCGGACGAGCTGAAGCTCTTCGCCGAGTCGTTGAAGGCGACCATCGGCGAGAAGAACCGCCATCGTTCGCTCGTGGCGAACTTCTCGGCGCCTGATCTGGTCGCCACCGTGGAGCGGCTGAACGCCGACAACCGCGAGCGGTTCGGCGACCTCTGGTCGGCCATCCAGCTGGCGGTGGTCTCGTCGCACCGCATCCCGCCGCTGCTCGCCGGCGTGACGCTGCCGGGCAAGATGGCGGCCGCGAACGAGCTGCCGAACGCCCTGATCGCGTTCCAGACGCTCTACGTCGACCAGCAGCAGAAGGTCTTCGAGCGTGTGCTGGGCGCGACGCTGGGCAGCGACGAGGCCGGCCTGGGACTGAAGCCCACCGACTTCCGGCTGAAGAAGATCACCGACGCCTATGACATGGGTCAGGTCGACACGATGTCCCGCATGCGCGAGACGACGACCGAGGCGCAGCTGAAGGGCCGGGACCTCGCCAATGGCCTCAAGGAGTAGCAGGTTCCGGCTGCAGCTCCTGACCATCATGGCCAGGAGAGCGAAGCGAGACATCCAAGCGGCTATCCCCATCCAACGATGGGGCCGCCTTCGTGATTCGATTCGCTACATCGTCACCGAGGACGGCATCACGATATACTCTCTTTACTACTGGGCGAGGTTCGTGAACGACGGCCGCAAGAAGATCGAAGCCGCGCCTGGCAAGGTCTTGGTGTTCTTCGCCGACCCGCAGGACGACCCTCGCATCGCCAGTGACTACCCGAAGAAGCTGAACCAGCTGCAGCGCCTGCAGCTCTCGAAAGAGGACTTCCGACGGAAGCGGGAGTCGGGTGAGTTGATCGTCGCCAAGGCCGTCGGTCCGGCCGGTGGGTTGGAGTTCCTGCAGAAGGGCCTGCGGGTGACGCGCAAGGAATCCAAGGGCGTCTTCCGGGACATGATCCGCGGCGAGATCCGGAAGATGATCCGCCGCGGCACGAACAAGATCAACGTGCGGTTGGGTTAGAAAAAGAGACGCCCCAGCTGGTGAGGCTGAGGCGTCTACCCACATGCAGCTCTTCTCGTTCTCGTCTCGCACCGGCCTCTCAGCCGGAGAGGGGAACCTAGCGGCGGGCGCCCCAGAGGGCAAGCCCCGCTGCGTCGCCGAGGTGCTTCCAGTCGCCTGGGTTCACGTCCTTGGCGCCCAAGACGTTGGCCAGGGCCGGCGAGTCGAGCGGGACGCAGTATTCGCTGCGCTGCTCGGTCTCGAGGCCGAAGGTGCGGAACGTGCGCATCTGGTTGATCGGCTTCGGTGTGTTGCCCTTCCACTCGTGCGGGGTCGGCACCAGCAGCGGCGTGAAGAGACCAGCCACGACCCCAACGCACGCGCCGGCGACGAGCGCCAGCTGCAGGATGTCGGCCGGCGGGGCGTTCGAGCCGTGCTTGATCTGCTGACCCTCGACGACGATGCCGCCGAGTGGGCCGTGAAGCCTGCAGATGTTGGGGAGCTGGTTCCACACAGCCCGCGCCATCGCCACCGCCGGCGTGTCTGAGTTGTCGATCCTGAAGGGCTTGAAGATCGCCACCGCGAGCAGCTTGTGCTTCGTGGCGACGGCGACGGCCGTGTTCTTCGTGTCAGGGTCGATGCCGATGAAGATCACAGGTCACCCCACAGCTTCCTCAGGTCCGACACAAGGTCGGACTTCACCTTGTCCTTCAACGCCTTCAGGTCCACGGCGTCGTTCCAGAACTCGATCTCCGGCATCGACGGCCATGCCGGCCAGTAGCTCCTGCTGTCGCCGTTGAACGTGCAGCCGCGCCGGTGCAGCCGCGCCAGCGTGACGTGCTCGACAGCGCGAACGATCGGAGCCGCCTCGACGGCGAAGCCGCTGTCGGTGAAGACGACGGTCTCGATTCCCTTCGGGACCTTCTTCAGCGCCTCGGCGGCGCATCGACCGAAGTAGTCCTGGCCGAACATCGGCTTGCACATCCGCTCCGAGTAGTGGATCGCCACTTCTCGAGGTGTCCGGCCCGCCAGGTTGGGGTGCGGCTCGTCCTTCGCCACATCGCTCATGCGGATCCCGTGGATCTTGAACATGTAGTCGATGATCGGCTGGGCGAACTTCTGGACGACGCACCGGGGGAGAGCCTGCACGAGCATCTCCCCCAGGGTGTCCTTGCCCGAACGCGGAGGGCCGTTGAGCAGGACGACCCGCATCACTCGACCTCGGAGATGCTGATGTAGGCGGTCTTGCCGTCGACCGAGTCGCGGACGTGGACGCGGAACTCGCGCTTGCCGTCGGTCAGCTGGCGCAGCTGCTTGTGGACGGCGTTGTAGAGGTAGGTGCGCGCCGTCTTCTTGCCCTGCAGGTCGAACGACACCGCGGCGGTCTTGTTGCCGCTGTCGTAGGCCGCCAGGAGCTCCTTGGTCGGCTGTTCGAACGCGCTGGTGCGGCCCGAAGGCGCCAGCTGCACGGTCGAGAGGTCGACCAGTCCGCCGACGGCGGGCTTGGCGCGCGGCGTGCGCTGGGTCGTGGCGGTCGCCGGGGCCGGGGATGCGGCCTTCGGGGCCGCCTTCTTCGATTGCTTCTTGTTCATGATGGTGTCCAGATCCGCAGTCTTCCGTCCGGGCCGAGAACCTTCTCGGCCTTCTTGTTCCACCGGAGCATGACGGCCGGCTCAGCACCGACCTTGACGTTCGGCGAGACGGTCCGCATGCCCTCTACCATGACGTCTGCCACGGCGAACGCTCGCTCGTGCATCAGGTCGTCGTTCGGGATGGAAACAAGAACCTCGTCGTGGATGAACGCTGGATTGCGACACCCATAGAGGACGTGACCGAGACTAGCGTCGTAGCACTTTCTTGCAAGAGAGAACAAAGCGATTTTCGCTCCCTCAGCAGCTCGGCTTTGAAGCGCGAGACCGTTGGCGGCTTCGGTGTAGGCGCAGTTGCGCCGGATCAAGCCGTTCGGGGTGGTGTAGGCGTAGCGGGTATTCTCCCCGTCGCTCCACTCCGGGTCGACGCACATGCTGTTGATGTATTGGAAGTAGGCGCGGAACTCCGGGTAGGTGCGGAGCCACGTCTCCTTCAGCTTCTTCGACAAGGCGACCGCGGCGTCGAGAGAGCCCTCCTGCTTCACCAAGTTGACACCGAACTGCGTCTTGGCGTAGGCGATGAAGGTCAAGGCCCCAAGGCCGCCGGGGAGGCCGAGGCCCGTCGGCTTCGCCATCGTGCGCCAGTGGTCGTAGGTCTTGCGATCGTCCTTCTTCAGCTTGACGAACTTCTCGTAGTTGCCGTCCGGATTGCCGGTGTCCCAGGTCGGGTTCGTCATCACCAGCAGCGACGCCGAGAGGTAGGCGTGCGGGTCCATGCCGGCGTTGATCTTGTCGGCCAGGACCGACTGGCCGAACAGGTCGATGCACTGCTGGGCCGCCATCACCAGCTCGATGAAGTTGTAGTCGACCGAGCAGATGACGCACCCTTCGTCTGCGATGAAGATGTCGCGGATGCGCTTGTCGGGGTTCTGGATGTTGAACGACGGGTAGGGTGGTGCCTTGTCGGTCTTCTTGTTGCCTCGAGCGCCGGTGCGCCCGGTCGCCTTCAGCACGTCGTATTTCGGGTGAATCCGATCGTGCGTCAGGGCCGGCAGCTGGGTGGTCACCAGCATCTTGATCTCGCTGCGCGCGATCATCTCGTCGATCGTGTCGTCGAGACCCTTCAGGTCCGTCATCATCTCTTCGCCGATGCTGACGGCACCGCTGTCGGTGAGCCGCTTCTCGACGCCGAGGCGCTCGCACAGGTCGGTCACATACTGACGCGCGACCGTCTCGTTGATCGACGGCTCGACCGCGGCCTTGAACTTGATGCCGAGCGCCTCGAGCTTCTCGCGGTGCGGCTCCCAGTCCGCCGGCCTGAAGCCGAGGGCAGCGACCGCCTTCTCCTCCTGCTTCACGTAGGGCTTCATCGGCTCGCCCGGGCGGAGGATGCCGGCCGAGAGCATGTTGCCGTAGGCGAGCCGGCTGGTGCCGTCCTCGTCCTCGACCGTGGCGTGCGGCGCGAACTTCGCCCGCAGGTCGCGCAGCTTCTCCTCGGCCAGGGGCTTGTCGATCCGCATGCCCCAGCAGCTGCCCAGGTAGAGCGAGAGCGCCGCGCGGGTCTGCAGGAACTGCGTCTTCAGGGCGTGCAGCCCCAGCTTCTTCTCGTCCTCGTCCTGCGCCAGGTGGATGCGCAGGCCGCCATCGGCGTCGGCGATCGGGTAGGCGCGCATGCGCTCTGGGTATTCGCTGATCGGCTTGCCCTTCAGCGGCCCGTAGTTCGACCGCACCGCGTTGTCGCCTTCCTTGTCGTCGCTGCGGTCGATGCCGAGCCTGCGCTTCTCCATGTCGGCTTGGCTAAACCCCAGC